GGAGCATCTATTCATTCGAGGCGTGTCCGCAGAACATTGCGATTGCAAACATGAACGTCGGCGCGCTTGAAGGGGTACACCTCTACCACAAGGCCGTGGTGGGCGACCATAACCCGGACTTCTTGCCTTTCCCAGTTGGCAACAACAGTTTCTTTATCCAGGAACACGAAACGGTGGATGTGGAGACGATCACTCTGCATGAACTCATTTGCAGTGTAGGCAACGTGCGGTACCTCAAGATCGACGTTGAAGGTTCGGAGTGGGAGATTCTCTACTCACTTCCAGATGTGATGTTTAGACAGATTCAAGAGATTATCGGCGAGTACCACCAGCCTTCTCGGACCTATTGGGGACTGAGACAGAATCCCAGGCACCCGAACTACGACTACCTTACGCTTCAGCAATACTTACAAGACGTGGGCTTCCACACGCAGTTTCGTCCTCCGACTCCGCCGCCGATGTCGGGGTCGTTTCATGCCGTCCGCATTTGAGATCGCCGTGTGCAGTTTCCATACTCCTAATTTCCAAGAACTCGCAGAACTGACCGTGCCGAACAAAGAGGCGTACTGTCGCCGGCATGGGTACAACGGAGTGTTCGATATGCGGGAAGGGTGGCAGCCCTACGATAAGTTCAGGCTGGTAAGGATGCTGATCGAGAAGCACGATGCGGTATTGTGGATTGACTGCGATGCACTCTTTATGAACCCGACCTCCAAGGTCGAGGCTCTGATCGACCGCATCGACGGCCCAAAGGTTCTGACCATAACTCGCGATGGGCAGAACGACGGGGTACCAAGTGTGAACTCCGGCGTCTTTCTCATGGAACACTGCCCGGAAACCATTGAGTTCTTGGACTGGGCGTTGAGGGACGACATCTACGCCGACGCGACCAAGAACCCGAATATGAACAAGGACCAGCCCATTCTCAATGCGTTCGTCACGGTAAACCGGGACTTGTGCCGTATCATGCCGCAGAGAACGATGAACAGTTACCTCCGCAAAGAGTACCCGATCTATCTGTACCCTTGGAGCGAGTATGAGGAGGGGGACTGGATCCTGCATTTTGCGGGCCTGCCGTATGAGCGAAGAATCGAACTAGCCCGGAGGTACTTAAGTGTCTGACCTTACCGACTTCCTGCCCGAGATCAAGTCGCTTCAAAAGCGGTTTGGATTCGGTTATCTCGTAGAGACCGGAACCGGAAAGAACTCGCACGGCTTGCGGGTTGCCGATGCTATGGGACTATCGGCGTATTCATGCGACGTGTCTGAGGCGTGTGTGGAGAACGCTAGTACAATGTATCCCGAAGCCATTGTCGTTCAAATGGAGAGTACCGCCTTTTTAAGAAACGTCTGTAAACAGTCCATGAGAGAGTCTGTGTTCTTTTGGCTAGATGCCCACTTTTCAGATAGCGGCGTTTATCTCTGGCCGCTCTTTGCCGAACTAGAAACGCTTAGAGACAATCGAGACTGTTCGCGAGACGTGATATGGTGCGACGATATGCAGCACGTCGCCGACCCGCTCAACCCGATAAGGGACCAGCGCGTAGGATTCGATCTCCCCGATGGAACGGTTTGGCCGGGGGATACTACTCACCCAATCGTGGAATACGTTTCCCCTTTTCTTGACACGCACACCGCCTTGATCGTTGGTACGGTCTTACGCTTCACCCCGAAGGAACCAAAATGACGCAGCCGGATACTCTTCGTTCCAAGGTGCAGGAATTGCGGAACGACCTAAGTAGCGGGTCGCGTTCGTGGCACGATGTCATTAAACGCCTAGATGATATTCTTGCTGTTCCAGATGAGAAAAACGTGCAAGAACCAGCCAGTTTCATGCCGCTTGCGAATCTCGTAGCCCAGAAGGGGATCAAGTTCTTTGTAGAGCCGCAGTCTAACAGGAGCATGGCTGGGATGGACGCTGCGGCCCGCCTGCAACTCACCGGCTACGCTTGCGAGTCAGACACCGAATACGCGGCGGAGATTGCCAGAAGGTTCCCTGACTTCGAGATATACGATGGAGACGCCATGACGTTCTTACGCGAGATCATCCCGAAACTGTGGGAGCCGACGTTCTTTTGGCTCGACCCATCTTCTCCGACACACGCAGAGGAACTGGCGCTCATTGAGGCTGCGTCAGAGAAGCAAAGCTGGTTCATGGACTTCAAGAAGATGAAACACGAGGACCAGATGGACTACTCGCTTGGAAATTGAGTTTATTCCGTGGGTGTTCGTTGCGCCCTCAACCTGGACAGACCCGGAAAGCGGGGAAACATACACAAGGGAGCCATACTACATGGCGCGCTTCGTAGTGATGGACGTTTTTCCGCCACCTAAGACTTCTGCCCAATCAACTGCTGAGATTTCCCTTTCGGACATAGAACGCTGTGGAAATGACAAAAGCCAACTTGCAGAACTAGTGAGGGTACAGTGCGAGATTGCGTTGGCGTCCCTTGAAGACCTACTCCGAGAAGCGGGTGTTGACGTGTCTACAATTCACTCAAAGATGGATGGTTGCGATCTGAAACTCCCATCCGAGTCATCGCAATAAACCGTTCCTCGAACTCCTTTTTCTTCTCAGCCTCTTCTTCTTCGTTCTTGCGATGCAGACCAGAATACGGATCCCGCGCTATGCAGAGAGCGATGCACAGCGCATCGTAGTGATCGTCCTTGCCGCGTGAGGACTTGTACGCGCCGGTTGGAGTTCGCGACAGACCGCGAATCTCGCGTATCGTCTTAGCGTCGGGGATGATGATGTCGGGCTCCGGTTTGCCAGTTTCTCTGTTACGGTAGCAGGCGAGTTCGGTGAAAGTTTGGTCCATGAGGGGCCGAGTCTTCGCATCGGTCTGCCAGCCGGGATACTTTGACGGCTCTGGGTAGTCGGCGTCGTAGCGTTTCCAGTAGTGGACGTTACTCATCCCCTGGTCCATACAGGTTCGTACGAGTTCGTAGCCTATCCCCATCGTTTCTATAGCGTAGTAGCAGTTGAAGTACCAGCGGTAGATGAACAGTAGTTGCTGGCGAAGCAGGTACGACGGAACACGAGCCTCGTAGGTTAGAACGATTTTGTTGTCACGGAAGCGCACGACTTGGGCGACGGTAGCATCGGAGTCCGGTGACTCGTAGGCAATATCTGTGTCCACACCCATCGTGTATTTCTCGCCGTTTTGGGGTGGAGCATAGATGCGGATTTCTTGCCACTGGTTTGCTGCGTGGTGGTCGAACTCGTCTTCACCTCTGAAAAGTCCGACTGCTACAGGCTCTTTCTCCTGACGAGAGATGGTGTCGAGTGAGGCACGGTCAAATGGCGCAGAACCTGATTCAATAAACGCTTCGGCGATGGTGCAGCCGAAGAACTCCTGTCGAAAAGTCAGGAGTTTCATTTCGTCGGTCGGCATTTTGTAGCCGTCTATTTTCCGACGCCGCCAGAAGAGGCGGGAAAGCGAGACGCCGTACTTATCGCGTAACTCGAACTCTTCTTCAGCCCCGTACTTTGCGATCTGCCCGAGCGTGCTCAAAGTTTCGGCTTGCTGTTCTTTACTAAAAGGCCTCTTGATTTCGCCTTTTGGATTGACCTTGGAGCGCACGTCGTACTCTTCGTGCAGTCTCCACGGGCACACGGCGGGAATCATTACTCCCGGATAGCCCTTGGAGACGGTATCGGGGACGCCTAAGATGCCGTCATAGACTTCTTGAGCGGTAAGCTCGCCTTTCCAATTCTCAATTCGTCTCGTCCATTTTGGATTATCTTCGATTGCCTCCATAATCATCGGGTAATATGAGTCATCAATTCCAGCGGGGGTCGTGTCGATGATGAGAATGGAGTGAGGAGAAAGCGGCATAGCCGAGATGATACCGGACATAACATCCGATTGCCGTTGCGAATCCATGTGAGCGTATTCCATGATGCACACAAAGCCGGTCGGGACGCCACGGAAAGACGACGGAACGGTTATTTGAATGGCCGAGTTCAGGCCGGGATTGGCAAGCCGGTCTTTTGGGTTCGGGTTATCCAGTACATAATGTTTCATATTTTGGATGCGACGCATCGGTTGCATCCAACCAGGTAGTCCATTAAGCATCGTGCCGAGGCGGGTGGCTTGTTCGTTTGCCACGTCCTCATCGTCTACCAAGAGCAGCGAACGGCGGTTCTCGTCTAGGCAGAAATGCAGTCCCCGTCCGATGTTACGGAGGGTCCAACCGATCTGCCGAACCTTGACCTCTCCGACTCGTCCAGGAAGGTTGTTGCGGAGTTGGCTGTCGAGGGTGTAGTCCAGGATGGCCTGTCCGACAAAGGGCTTCATGGTGGTCAGGTTGCCGCTTTTGTCCGCGATATACAGAAAGTTCTCGGCGGTGAACACATACGAGTCGTGCATTTGCTTGGTCAATGCCACGCGCCAGATGTTTTCGTGGCCGGGCTCGGGGGTATCC